AGTCGTGTCTAAATTCTTCAAATTTTGCTGTTTGATCTTGTTCGATTTTGATAATCTGCTGAATTAATAAGTTGCTGTAAGTTCATTTACGAACAAAAGTTCCAGCTATATGAGAGTAGTAAGCATATTCTTTTTCTTTCAATGGAACATTTACTTGAATGCCATAATCAAGATCAGCTGCTAACTTTTCATTTTCAATAGAGTAGGCGGTAACAGCCATTTTCTTTCTAGGCTTAATTGGACTGTAACCAATCTCTGCTGCTTCAATATTTACTGGATGCTCTTCCATAGAAGAGATCACACCAAATTTTGGAACTGGCATAGCCAACCAATCTTTGTCTAAATATAAATCGTTTTCTAATCCAGGTATATTTTTCTGGATCATAGATTTAAACTCTATATTTAATTTTCTAAAATCATCTCTATTAACTAGACCATAATTTTCTGTTTCTATTTTTTCAGATCCAAGGTCATCAAAGTATGAAAGCAACATAGAAAATGGAACTAATCCACTTATAATTTTTTTACCTTCTCTTATAACTACTTCAGATTTTGTATTACTCATCTTCATGTTTGATGTAAGATCAGCTAATCTTCCAGCACCATTTAGAACTGATGTATTTAATAGATTGTCTCCAATCGATAGAGCATAAGCAGTTAAAAATTCGTAAAACTCTTTGTGTATGTTTTCCCATCCAGAAAAATCTTCTTGCATATTTGCAATGATTGCTCCGATGTCAGCTGCTACTGCTGCAAGCATAACTGCTGGCTCAAATCCATTCAAACTTACTTGAAGTTTAGAACCACTTAGACCAGTTAATTCTTGTATCTCATCAGATAAAATATTTTGAAATCTAAAAGATTTAGGTTGTTTGTTTGCAGCTTTTTTTAATTCGTATTTTTTTCTTCCTCTAACATCAACATCTGAACCATGAAATATTCCATAATAACCTAAAGGTACAAAGGTTGCTAAGAAAGCCCATCCCATAACTCCTTTAGCTTTTGCTATTTCTGCATCAGCTCCACCTTTAGCAATTGCTTCTCTATGACTTCTTAAAATTCTATTTGTTCCAGGTGATCTTTCTAAAGTTGCTCCAAGTATATTTCCAGGAGTTCTTAAAAAAGTAAAATATTGAGATGATAATATTGTTATTGGATTAAGAGCTTTAACATTTTTTAAATTTTGTACAGCACCAGTTAGATCTCCTACAACATCATTTCTTTTACTTAATGGTGTTTGAAAAGTTCTTCTTAACGCAGCTTCATAAGCTGTCGTTGTCATAGCATCATCTGGATTAGTAACTAAAGATGCTAAATAATCTGGTGCTTTATTTCTTGAAAGATTTCCCATCTTAATTTGTTTAATGGTATCTCTAAAAGCTAAAGCATAGAGCTCACTTTGATATGCAGAGTTTTTAAAATAGTTATCTGCATTCTGTAAAAATTTATATGGAATACGATCAAGTGTAAAAAGTCTGCCGCTTACATCAATAAACTTTCCCAATCACACTTTTGTTATCTACTCCAAAAGCATCTGCTGAAAAGGCATTAACTGGACTTTCAAATTTAGTTCCAGCTATTTGGCTTTCAACACCAGGAGCATTACTATAAGTTTTAAGTGGATTAGAACTTAATGGTTTAACTGATTTCCATTTTTGACTGAAAGCTCTAAACATATTTGTAACTGCAATATGTTCACCAAAAGCTTGAGCAATATCTTCGTATTCAGCAACACTATCGATAGTTTTACCACCATACATTCTAGCAGCAATCTTTCGTTCAGTTCTCTCCATTGCTTTATAGATCCAGTTACCACCAACATTTTTTACATGTGTTAATGGACCAATCAGAATATTATTTAAAAATATTTCAACTAAAGCATCAGAAGTTTTTGAACCAAAACTCTTTTTCTGCAAATCTAATTTTATTTACTAGACCAGGAGTTTCTCCATACATTTCAGCAATTTTAATAATTTGCTCTTTACCTCCTAAATTCATTAGGATGTTTTTTCTATTTAACTGATCTAAATTAATATTTTTAATCTGGACTATCACCAACTGGCTCTTTTAAAATATTAAGAGCTCTAGCTGTTTCTGTTTGAACACCTTTATAAATTTTAGTTAGTTCAGAAGTTAAAGCATGTTGTTGAGCAAACTCTAAAGCATTCTTAGTATTGTCTCCACCTTCAGATAATAATTTTGTTCTTAATGCTTGTAATTTCTGATGTTGATTAATTAATAAATTCTTTGCTGCTTTTAACTCATGTGAACTTAAAGCAGATCCTGGACTTAATTTTAAAAGATTGGCAGTTAATGTTTCAGCATCACTACCTAATAAAGTTGCTAGTTCGTTTGTTTCTTTCCAAGTAACAACACCTCTAGTTTGTTTTTTTATTCCAGATTTATATTGATTACCTAATGCTCTTATTCCAGCTAATACATCATCACTAGATTGTATTTTATTAAAATTTAAAATATCACTTTCGTTACCATCAAAGTCTGCATTCTTTAAAACTTTTTCTTCTTCAGTTAAAAATTCATCAACTGCTTTTTTAGATGAAGCTTTTGGAGCAGATACTTTATAACCAACTTTTTTAGGTTGTAAGTTAGGAGCAACAGTAGAAGTTTTAACACTTAAATAATCATCACCTCTACTTATAGTATCTATTGCTGTTGCTTCTCCAGCTTGTATCTTTTCAATCTTACCTTGAGCTTCTTCTAATAAACTTTTAGGTCTCTTCCTTTGTAAATTTTCTCTGTGCCTATTGGAAACTTTTTAGGTTTATTAGATTTTCCAATGGCATTAATTATAGCCTTAACTACCATGTTTTTTGTTCCTGTGATTTTTTGAAAATAAATATTTGAAGCTATTTATTTATTACTATTAATTTGTCTTTTGTGAAATAATATTGTTTTCTATGTTATCCGATACTGCTTGAGCTCCCCAGGTTGCTAAACTTACTCCACCAAGTAATTCAAACAGAGGTTGACTTGAACTTTGTACTCCAACTTTCATCTCATCTGATAATTCTAATACTGTTACTGGGATTGCATCTGAAGGAAGGCTATCTAATTCTATTTGTTCTCCAATCTCATCATCAAAAGCAGTTTCTTTTCTTGGAATTTTATCATCATAAACTTTGGCATTAAATTTTTTCCCATATTTTTTAAGATAAGCTGGAAGAACTTTATCATATAAGCTGTTTTTGCCTTCTCCACCAATTATAAGAGGTTTATTAAATTTAAGGAAATTATTTCCATTATCATAATCAGCTTGTTTTAAAGTTTTACCTTTTGAGATAATTCTATCTAAAACATCTTTGCCAAATTCTTTTTCTACTTCATCAAATTTATAAAGATTAGATATTTGTAGAACACCATTTTGGTCTTGAGCATCTAATCCAACTTCTCTTCTTGCTAAATCAAAAGAGCCTATCTCAAAGTCATCTATTCTTTTTGTTAGATTATATCTATCTTGAACGACAGATCCTTTACTAATTGAGATAGCATCAAAGCCATTATCAGCTGCATATCTAGCCAATCTTTTAATTGCTAGTTCGTACCAGTTATTCTTAAATGGAAAATCTTTTACAGCATATTGACTGCCGCCTTGAGTAAAACTATCATTATTTTGTATTATTGCTTGGACCAAGTCAGATTGCATTTCTTCAACTGCTAAAACTTTTTTACCATCAAGATCTCTAGTTTTAAATCTAACATGAGCAAGTTCATTTATTTCGTTAAAATGTGGACTTTGTTCGATTGCCAAACTATCTATGTTATCATATTTAGTAACTCCAGTTTCCGCTGGAATTGCTTTAGCAAAACCTTTTTCATCTTTTTGTCTATACTTTAAAATAAGTTCTTTATAATCTTCTCCGCCTGGAGATGTGTATCTTTCAAATTGAGTAGATCCTATATTTTCTGATTGTTGAGCTTTAAGATCTCTATATTCCATTTCTAAAGCAAATTTTTGAAGCTCTTTATTTTCCATTCTAGCAATATGCTCTAGCTCATATCTTTTGGTTACAAACTCTCCTTTATCAGTAAATATATCTTTATTCTTATTAAGGAATTGATCTTTGCTAATTACTTGAGCTGCTCCTCTGTCAAAATTTTCTACAATATAAAATTCAACATGACCTGGCATATCATCTGATTTAAAAGTTCTAATTATATCTTCAAAATCTACTGCAAATGTATTTGGATCATTAAAACTTCTAACAATTTCTCCAATAGGATTTCTTTTTAATCCACTAAATGTCATTCTTTCGTTTCCAGCAGTAGCTTTACCAACTTCTTCTGGAGGAACTTCATTTTTAATTAAGAAATTATCATAATCTAATTCTGTTATGTCATCATTTATTTGAAACATTTCTCTAGCAAAATTATCTCTTTTTGTTTGAGCACTAGCCAACATATCAGAGTACATTCCAAAATCTTTTCCAGCTTTTGGTTTTAAAACTTCTGTTACATCAATTCTATTAGCCTCAATAAAATCAACTACTTCTTGTTTTGTAATATTTTTTTTATTTTTTAAAAAATCTTCAATACCAATCCATTTAAGCTCACTTGCTTTAACTCCAGGAGTATTAGAAATTGTTTTAAATATTTGTTCTCCAGATCCTTTGTTTGGCAATTTAGTTGTTGCATCTATTACAGCTGATTTAAAGACTGGAACTTTATTAACTGCATTAACGATAGCTTTAAATGGTGATGCTTCTGCATCATCTCCAGACATTGTTGTAATAGCAGCACCTCCAGCAAAAGCTGGTATATATCTTTTCATAAATTTAAAAGCTATCTATGATCCCAGGTATAGCTGTTGAGAATGCTCCATATTCTAATGCTTGGATTACTTCATCTGCTATCTTATCTTCTGGAGTATCTGGTAAAATTCCAATTAGATTTTTAAGTTCTATAATATCTTTAGAAAAGAACTCTTGAGAGAATGTGCTTTCTGCATCAAATATTTTCTTTTCAATACCGATTGCTCCACCAATACCACCAGATATAAAAAAGGCTGGATATTTAGAAATACCAGCTGATCTTAATTTATTATAAATTGGAACAGAGTAGAGTAGGTCTTGAGACATAACTCCTAAAAATTGAGAGACCATATTGTCATCTTTTTTAAATTCTTTTAAATAATCTCTTACTTGTCCTAAGTTGTTTGAAACAGTATTCGCAAAATTATAAACTTGTTCTTCAGTTTGATCGCTAACCAATAAATCTTGATTTCCAAATAAAGGAGATTTATCTAAAGCTTTAACAAACAATGGCATCAAGTTCGTTGCAACATCTGCACCATTAACAACAGCAGTTGCTAAACTTAAAACTTGATCTTTACCAGTCTCAAGTATGAAGTCGCCAACATTACCAAAAAATTCTTTTTGTACTTCTGGTGTTGCATGCCTTGCAATCCATTCTTCTTTAGTACCGCCTTCACCTAAAAATTTATCAAAGCTTTCGAAATTAACTACTCCAGCATCTGGATGATTTTCATATCCTTCAAGAACTGATGTATCTTTTTTGTTTTCACTTAATAATTTATAAGCATCACTTTCACGAATTGATCTTTTTTTAAAGTCAGGCAAATAAACATTATTAATTAAATCACTCATTACATTTCACTTTCTTTAATTCTAAATTGGCTTGTTGAAAATCCTTCTTGAGTTGCAAACTCAAATTTTTCATCATCAGATTGACCTGGTGCAACTCTGAATCTTATTTGATAAACATCTCTTGCAAAATTTATTTGGTCTAGATCATCAATTAATCTTTTTGCATCAAAGGATGATTTATTAGAAGCTTCAAATCTATCTAAAACTTGTTTAGCAACTGTATCAAAATAATTTTCATCTTTTTTAAGAGCATCTTTAAATTTAACATTTCTAACTGGAAATGGTATTGTACTTAAAGTTGGAATATGATCCTCGTTAAAATCTTCTTCAAGAACAGATAAATAAGCATTTTCTGGTGTCATCCCATCTAATACTTTTGAGTTGTAACTTTTTAAAATAAATTGTTCTTTATTAGCAATTGCAGCAGCAACTGCTTGAGCCTTTGTACCTCCAACTCTTGAGATGTTTCTTATGTTTGCATTTATTAATTTAGAATAAAATTTGTAATCTTTATGACTTTCAAAATCTCCTTTAGCTTTATCTATAAGAGAATTAAATGCAGATATGTCATCCATAGCCATCTGTTTTAAAAGATTGTTATCTGTAATATATGACTTCTTAATATCGTCTAATTGTTGAACAGTTGTTGCTGAATGAATTTGAGTAGTAATTGCCATAAACAATTCATTATCAGTCATTCCATCTTGATCCTTTTCAGTCATAAAATCTGAAATCTTAGTGAACATAGCTTCATTAATGATGCCATTTTCATACATTTGATAAACTTCATTAATAGTAGGCATTTCATTTGCAGCTACATCATCATCTTTATTTTTTTGAAATTTATCAATTCTTAATAAGACTTCTGTAAATGCACCAACTTTAGTTTCTTGATCTTGTAAATCTCGTATTCTTTCTTTTTGCTCACCATCAACTCTTTTTGAAATAAGAGCTGTTTGTGCTTTAAAAATATATTCTTTAGCAGCATCTTCACCAACTGCTTCAATTAAAGCTTCTTGGTTTTCTAAAACTTCTTTTGGATTAACTTGAAGATTAACATTTAATAATAAATTGTTTTTAATTTTAGTTTTAGCTTTAACTAATTTATCAAATGCTTCTTCACCAATATAAGCAGCAGCAGCTTTATTATTTATTAATTTTTCAAAAGCAACATTACCAATAGCCATCTCTGCCTGGTCTTTACTTATCATTTGATTAATTGCTATATCAAAACTTTCTCCTAATCTTAATTTAAAATCACTAATATTATTTTCTACAATTTGACTATTTAATTTAGGAACTAATAAAGAAGATTTTTCTGCAAGCTTACTTTTTAATAATCTTTGAACTGGAATACTTTGACCATCTAAAAATGTTTTAAAATTACTTGGTTCTAAATCTTTAATTAATTTATTAGGAGCTTCTGTATCTCTGCTTTCTTTATATTTAGAATATTTTTTTTCTATCTCTAAATTTATAGCTGGTATTGCTTTATTATAATTATTAGTATCTTCAATAGCATACATATCCTTTTGAATACTTGCGATTGATTTTGCAACATCTGTAACAGCTGCACCTCTTTGAGTTGCTAAAGATAATGGTAAAGCAAGAGCAGATGATCTTGGAGTATTACTATCTTTTATATTAGCATTACTATTAAAAATTTCTAACTTTGCCATTATGTAATTACTAACCTTCCAGCATCTTGAGATTTAGATCCCATAGATAAGTAAGCTTCCAGCAGCTTTCATGTATTCTGTATTGGCTGTCATCTTACCTTTGAACTCTTCGCCTCTAGCCTCTGGCTTCAATTAATATAGATTGATTAATCATATCTGTTACTGCAACTTTAGAATTGTAATCTGCTATTGCTACATCAAAAGATTGTAACTGTTTGTTTTTGATAGCAACAAGCATTGGAGTTGTGCCAGCTCTCATCTCTGCACCTGATCTTAAAGACTTAACAAAAAAATCTGAATACTGTTGATCCTGTTGATCTAGTAATCTTGGCTTCTCAACTGTATTATATACTTTTTGTTTTACAGCTGCTTTCTTTCTTTCGTATTGTGCTTCTTCGTAAGCTACACTTGCATTATATTTACCGATTGCTTTTGCACCACCAGCCGCTGCTAAATTACCTATGAAGCTCATATATTTTTGACATCCTATAATAGTTAGTTTGGTCTGGACCATACATGGTCATCAAACCTTCGTTTTTTAATCCAAGCCATTCGGCAAACCGAATACCAGTTGTAAATTCTTCTTTGACTGCTGTTTGCAATCTCCAAACTTCGTTATTCTTACAAAGTAAATCTAATCTTCTCTTGACCGCAGAAGCTGATTTAATTTTATAGTTATGAACTTTTTTACTTGCCATAACCCAGCCTTCAGCAACTCCATCCCAAAGAGGAATAATCCCACCAGAAAGTATAGGCTCATTGTCAGCCAATAAAGTGAATGAAAGACCAAAAACTTTAGTATCAATTCTAGTTTCCGTATAACTTGCATCTATATCCATTAGTTTATGGTTTAATCCAAACTCAACCATTTCATCGCCATGATGTCTTTCGTAAGGAATTATTTTAAAATTAGCCATCCGATGTAACTAGAGTTGGATAAATTGAAAGTATTGAACAAGGCAAAGGTTGATCTTGTTTAATAAATATAAAGCCATCCGAATTATAGTCATCATTAAATTCAATTTCTTTATCACCAGCTAGCAAAGTATTAACTGGAGCAGATAAATTACTTGAAGTTGTTCTAAATGGAACTGTCTCAAGATTTGTTAATGATGGTCCTACTTTGACACCAACAGTTTCAAATAATCTTAAAACAACTTTTGAAATTCTTTTTGTTTTACCTTGTGAAGTACCTTCAGCAGCTCCACCTTCAATTCTCATTGTTTGCAAAACACTATCGTAAGATAAACCAATACAAGCTTTAGTAACTGCTCTATCTAAAGAAACCGCACCTGAGCTTACAGTTTTGTTTGCATGTACAGATCCATCAGCCAATATAGAAACTGATTGACCTTCTAAATGACTTAATCCACTTAATGATGATACTGAAGATCCAGAGTAGGAGAGGTGACTATCTAAAAATTTAAAATCTGTAGATGTAGTTTCGTCAAAATCAAAATTTGAAAAACATTCTACATATCTTTTAGTTGCACCATTAATTGTTCTTTTAACAATAACCCAAACTTCATCTTCTGTTAAAGTTCCAGAAATAGTTGCAACACTTTCACATACAGCATTTCCATTACCAAATACTCCACCGAAAATATGTCTTGTCCAGGCAACAACATTTTCTGATCTTTGATAAGTTAAAGCTGCTAATATGCCATCATCTCTAACACACCAAATAATACTACTTGGTTCTTGTTGGAAAGACATTTCATTAATACCAGTATCTGTAGCTGTTTCGTTTAAAACAGTTAGATCTGGTGCTTGATAACCATCACTATCAAAGTTGTATTGCAACTCTCTAATTTTTCTTCTAGCTTTTTGTAAAAACAAAATTGCATTACCAGCTGGAATAGCATCAACATTAGCTGATCCAAATGAACTTTGTTTTTTAATTGTAATATTTGTTGGTGTAATAGAAGCATCTGTACCATCTGCTGATACAGTAAATTCACCTCCAGAAGTTCCAACAACTAAAGTTCTAACTGCTTTCATGTATCTTATGGCATTAACTTGATTTGATGCAATTGTGTAAACCATAGCATCACCAGCATTAGTTCCAGTAGTCATGTTCTCGTAATCACCAGCAGCAGAAAAAAATAATGTCTGAGGCTCATCTGTTGTTCCAGCAAATACTAATCTTTGTTCAAAAAATGATACACATGAAGGATGTCCAGTTGTATCGGAGAATGCTCCTAATTCAAAAGCTGCTGTAGCATTTGTATTTGTAAATGCTGTTGTAATTGTACAAACAACAACTGTCGTATTGGTCCTTGATGTAATTTTAGCTTTACCAGAATTAAAAGATATTATTCTTCCAACATCAGTTGTTTGAAAACCAGCACCACCATTTATTCCAGTAACCGCAGAGGCAGTTATATTTACTCCAGTTCCAGTTGAAGCAGAAGCTGGTGTTAAAGTAGTTGTTGTATTATTTGTTGCAAGATAAGGTCCATCAGTAAAATCAACTTCAGCTAATGACCATGATGTATGTCCAGTTCTTGAAAGCTTCATTACTTGATGGTTCGGATGACAAATGTACATGACATCTGCTGATTGAGCCCACTTAATATCAAAAAGTTCAGCTGTTAAATAAGGTGAGGATATTTCGTAAGGACTACCACCAGATAAGATCTGTCCTTTATCTTTAAAAAATCTTATATAATTATTTCCAAATTCTAAAACATAAGTTTGAGTAGTTGAAAATTCAAAAGGTATTAATCTTGTTTTAGCAGCACTAGATTTTACTTCTCCAATAAATTGAGTTCCAACTCTTCTTGTTGCTGCTCCTTGAGGATGTACTAAAAAATTTTCTAAAGTTTTTGCACCTGAGCTATATTTATCAAAGTCTGTTCTACCTTCCATTTTAGGAGAAAATTCTCCAGATACAAAAGAAGTTAAAGCTAATGTTGTTCTTGGCATATTTTTCTAAAAATTTCTTGTTGGCTTAATCCTTGTTCTTCTCTTTTACATTTAGAAGTAGGATCAATTTCATGTTCGTTAATAATTTCTACTAATGCGTATCGATAAACTTTATTGTCATCTCCCCATTGAAAATGAAGAAGTGATTTAGGCTCAGAATATTTTTCTAATAGTCTTGGATCAAAAGCTGATTTGGACATTATAATCTAGCATCTGTAAATTCAGAGCTTTCAATAGTACCTAGTGAGTTTTCAGTTGCATCTATAAATCTTGCTTCTCTTAATCTTTCATCTGCTCTAACCATATATTTATCAGCTAGAGTTGCATTGTTTGTAACTGCATAAGCAAGATCAGCAGCAAGTTGATGAGAAATACTTTCTTGAAGATAAGTATCGTATTCGTTTGGATCAGTTATTTTAGCAATATAAATTATAAAAACAGTACCTTCATTAGTTACAATATTTTTGCCTTCTAATTTATAATCAATATCCGATTTAATACTGTCTGTAGATCCGTTGTGAACTTTTAAAACTCTTAAACAATCTGAAGGAAGAGCATAAGCAAATGAATATTCTACTACTGGAGCTGTACTGTTTTGAGCCAATTGAACTCTTTTGTGCAAGCAGTTCCAGGCATGAGATCTAAATACTCTATTTCTTACTGGCTCATATCTTTGATTACATAATCTGGCATTTTTACTATCGTCAGTTAATGCTGAGATTGTTGATGCTCCTAATAAATTAAGAGCTGAATTACACATATCTACTACTGATGCCATTAAATATTCTCCACCTTGATTTCTTTACAATCAAATTTGATTGCTAATTGATTATTATTTATTTCTTCACTACTTAATTTTTTTAGATTTTTATAAGACTGCAAGTAACCTTCTAAAATACATTGGTCATAAGTATTAAATTCTATTCCTAAAACTTGTCCAGGCATACATTGAGGAGGTGATGTTGAAAAAGAACACATGTATAAAACTATGATATATTTCATTTTAGCATTTCCATCTTCGTCTAGCTTGTCTGATCCTTGAGTTTGGATTATTTTTAGTTTTTGCAGAAGATCTTTTCAGTTGTCCTAAAGATCTTGCACAATATGATTTTCTTCTTTTAGCAGCAGCTGATCCTTTTTTAACTTTACCAGTTACTGCGGTTTTTAATTTTGATCCTGGATTAGCTTTTCTATAAGCTTTAACTCCAGCCTTTGTCATTCCAGCACCTTTTTTAGTAGGTCTGTAATTTCTTTTATTTCTTCTTATTGCTCTTGGCATTTTACTATTGCTTGGCGGAGTATTTCATCCGCCAAACAAAATTAGTTATTAGTCAATAACATAGAACATCTGAAGTTGGATAGTTCCTGTACCATTAGCACCAGCCAATGTTACTGTAACTGGAACACCATCTTTATCTGCATCCGCTACTGAGTTTTTTCCTAAAGCCATTGTATCTAAAACAGAAACACTTTGAGCAGATGTTGACGCAGCCGCAGCTTTGTATTCATCTACATCAAGAGCTTGATCTGTTCCGTCTGCTTTTTTATGAGCAGCATAACCTACAGAAATTGTAGTTGATGATCCTAAAGCATCATAACTAACAGCACCAGATAGCATTCTTGCACCATTTGGTATTGTAAACATAGTGATAGTTGATTGCTCCGCAGATGCTTCGTATTCAGCAAATGCAGCTCTTACTCTACCGCTTAGTTCGTTAGTCTTAATCTTTTCAGAAGGAACACTAACAGTTTTCGCATATTGTATCGAATTAGCCATATTATATTTCTCCTATTGATTAAGCTTCATGAGCTTGGATTGTTACAACTTTAGATTCTTCCATTCTAGTCGCACCAAGACTTTGACAAACATAAACTTGATGAGCATAACCTTTGTCAGATCTCTCATCAATTCTAGTCATCAAATCTTGACCGATAGCCATCTTACATCCGTCCATTGCCCATACTAAGCAAAGTCTTTTAGATGATGCGATGTCTAGTCTGTTAGACACGATAAAGTTGAAGCCTAAGAATGAATTAACTTCTCCATTCGCTAGAGCTTTTACAGAGTTAAAATCACTAGATGTAACTTCTGTTGTTCCCAAAAGGTCAGTTATCTGTCTGGGTCCAACTGCAATGTATCTAGTAATTGATGGATCAACAGATGCAGCATCAAGAAGTTCTTTTGCACTTCTTAATTTAGCAATAGTTAAACCAGCAGTACCACTTTCAGTTATCTTTTGTGCAGTCGGAAGAGCAGTAGATGTAGATCCAGTCTCTCCTGTAAATGCAGTTCCAGATAATGCAGCGATAATTTCATCGTCTTGTGCTCTTCCTAATGCGTAAGCAGCAGCAGTAGCATAAGATGATGTCGGATCGATTAGAGTTCTAATTTTATCTTGGTTATCGATAAGATCAGCATACTCGTAATCAACAAGGCTAACTCTTCTTCTTGCATGTGGTGTATCCATCTGTGGAGTGTCAGCATGTCTAGTAGTTCTTTTAACCGCAGAGGCTACGCCAACTTGGTCAAAAAAAGCATTCTTGCCGACAACAGTTTCAACATCAACAGCAGATCTCAGTAATGAGCCTTTTTGTTGTGATAGCATTTGTACATTGTTTGAATACTGCTGTACAAAAGCTGTAGTAATTTGATTTGACATATTTCAAATCTCCTTATTGTTGTTGGTTAATGTTAATCGACTTGGTTATCTCCAGGATGGAGGTCGCATCTGTAAATTTTAAGACTTCACTTTGTCTTTTTTCTTAGCGGTCTTTTCAGATTGTCGCTTAGAATTTTTTGTTACCCAGGAATAATAACTATCAGCTATTGGCAGAGGATCTCTTCGATCATTCTCTGGTCCAAATTCAGTTGCTAGTCTTAAACATTCAAGTCTAACTTCTTCTTCTGTTATTATTTCACCTGGCTCAAATCTATCCGCCATTGAGCATCTCTCTTAACTTCAAGACTTCTTGAACTGCTTTTTGATGATTTGGATGCGTTTTGCTCCAATAAGCAGATCCTTCTTGAGTAAGTTCGTTGATCTCTTTTTCTATATCTTTAGCTGTCATATATTCAGATCCATCACCTTTAATGATTTCATCTTCAGATAATTTATCAGCTAGTTCAGAAAAGGCTTTGATGACTTTAATATTGTCTCCAATTCTTGATCCATCTTTAAGAAAAGTATTTTCTAAAAAATCTGATCCTAAAGAATTAACTGCAAGCTTTTTAGCCTGGTCAAGTCTTTTAGCAAATTGTGGTCCAAACTCTTTTTTAAGTTCAGTCTCTGTTACTAATTGAGCTTGTGATGCAGCTTCTTCTTCTGATACTGCAATATTACCATTCATCTCATTATAAAATTTAATAAGACCTTCAGCTTGTTTAGGAAGTAATCCTAATTGATGAGCAGTTTTATTAAACTCTTGAACTTGGTTTTGATCCAATTCCACATCCTTGAGATTATATTGATAATCTTCTGGAGTTTCTGGAGCACCCAATCTTTTAAATACTTCATTCCAATCCTCATCGGTTGCATGTTTGTTAGGAACTGGAATTTTATCAGCTCCAACTAACTTTTGTGCATGGAGATAACTTTTTACGAAATCTTCCATGTTATTAAAATTGTCCAAAGACTTTTCTTCTTTGAAACCTTCAGGAATTAAATCTTTAAAATTTGTTTCCTGGTTACTTACAACATCCGTTGCTACAGTATTATTCTGAACAACATCTGTCGTTTGTTCAGATTGCACCTCTGGTGCAGTTGTCTGATTTTCCATATATACCTATTGGTTATTTTGATTTAAGCATTGCTTTTAAGAAGATAAGAATTGATCTTTGTCCTTCTAAAAAAGCTGTCTCATGACTGTTATCTTTTGAGAAAGTAGTCGAACTCTCATGACATCTTATAGAGATGTCCTCTAAAACTCTTTTGCCTTCGTCTGATCCAAAAACTATTTTGTAATCGTTCCTAAGCTGATCTAATTTTTTTTGTATTTGTTTATTGTGATCCATCTTGAACAACTTTTGCTAATGGTGCTGCATTCTTAGCCATTTCAGTTTCAGCCATTTGTTGTTGCATTTCCATTTGTTGTGCTTCTTGTTGAGCTCTTTCAGCTCTAATTTGTTCTACTTCTGCATCTGATTTAATTACTTTTGCTGGTAATCCTAAAATATCAATAATGTTTTTAACTAATCCATTTTCATCGATGTAATCCATAACTGGCATTGTTTGAGCAAGTGAACCAAATATTTCTAATCCTCTCATTAAAGATTGTAACTCTTGTCCTCTTTGAGCTAAAGCCATTGGTGATACAAATTCTATTTTTAATTCTTGTTGCATAAGAATATCTGGTGATTGCATAAACAATCCATTTCTTAAAAGAATATTAAATACTCTAGTTATTAATGGAGATAATAATTCAGATTGTAATCTACCTAAAACTGGACCAAGTATTCTCATCTTTTCTTCTTGTCTTTGGACAACTTCAGTCGCTGTCATGTTTCTATTTTCAGTTACAACTAACTGATCGATATGAAACATTTTATTAATGGCATCTCTTCTTTGATTTTCATTATTCAAAGTAGTTGCTGTGTTTGCATTAATATTTAGCGGCTCTATACGATCTCTTGATCCACTCCGATAAAAATTTATAGAACCTGGAGCCATTCTAATAGGAGCTAACATACCATCATCTGGAATGAGTAGAGGAGGATCAATTTGTTTGGCAGCAGCTTTTAAACTATTTTCTACCATCTTATTTAAAACTTTAACATCAGCTAAAGCATTCATGCCTGGCGATCTTCCATATTGTTCAGTAGATGCTTTTAAGTATCTTGGAACTACATAAGGATTTTCTAAAAAACCACCAAAAGAAATTATATGTCCACTACCATATTCAAAATAAATACTTTGAAATGGCATATTCTTTTTATCTTTTTTATCAGGATCGTAATCTAATCTTGGTCTTACAACATGAACTAAATCTATATCATCAAAAGGATTTTTGTTTGATGTATTTTGTACTTCTCTTGAAACATTTTCAAAACTAAATTTAGAAACAACAGCTTGAGCTGGCATTTTAAATCTTCGATAAATTGTATCAACAAAACCTTTTTTATTTTCTTGAATATAAAGTTCTTTAATGTGTCTTGCAGAAAAGTTTAAAATATCTTCCTGATCTTCTTCAATCATTAAGCATGAAGTTCCAAAGGCAATCAGATCATGATATGCTTCAAATATCTCTTGTTGAAAGTTTGATTTAGAAATTACATCATACATTCGCTGTGTGGCATCTTCTAACCACTCTTTCGCTTCATCGCTTTCATTTAATTGGGTTTCTTTAAATCTTAATGAAAACCATCTATTCGCTGATGAAGTCAACATACCATGCAGAGATGCAGCCAAAAGTTCCAGAGCATGTACAGCCGTTGCATCAAATATCTGTGTATGTCGTTTATCGCCTCTTGCTCGTTCTTTTGTGATCTCTGCTTTTCTAGGTAACATCAAATCTGATACTTCTTGCCAATGGCTTTCCCAGTTTGATCTTTTTTCCATTAACCTAGATAGGTTGTCTTTTAGCTGTTTAGCTAAAGTCCTAAATTCTTGTGATTGCATTATCTTCTTTTTTTAGCTGTCTTTGCAGCTCTTTTGAATTGCTTAGCTGTTGGTCTGCCTTTAGTTCCAGCTTTACGCATCTTCTCTTTTGAGCCAGCTTTAATTCTTTTTCTTTTCGCATGGATGTTTGCGTATAATCCTCTTTTAGCCATAAATTATCCTAATAAAGTTCTTCTACTTAATGTTGCTTTAGTATTGTCGCCAGTAACAGAGGATAAAATTGTTTTAGTTTTTCTACCTCTTTTTCTCTTAATTAACTTTTCATCTTCAGTTAATTCAGTTTCAGTTGGCATTTCAGTTGTTGTTGGAGCAGTTTTATCAGCTGTAATATTTTTTGATTTAACTTCAGTATTATCCATTTGAGATTTAACTTTTGGTTGCTCAATAGATTTTTTAGTTTCTATTTTAGGAGGAGGATTATCATTTCCATCATTACCTCCTATTGGTGTTGTTGGAGCTTTGTAATCAATTTTTTCTTTAGCTTCATTGTAACCAGCAGTTTTGCCACCATAGACATCGCCAGATTTAGATTTCTTATTTTTCTTTGGAACTTCAGCAATAGCTTTAATTATTTTTACTGGCAAAGGTTCAAATTCTTTTATTGCTTTTCTTACTTCATTTCTTGATGAAGTTTTTTTTGCATCTTTTTTAGTTCCGTAAGTTTTCTTACCAGCTTTACTAACTTTAACTCCAGCTGGTCCGACACCACCGCCGCCGCCGCCTGTACTTGGTCCGCCCATAATATTTATCCTATTAGTGATTTTTTGTTAATGTTTTGATCTTCAATCTCATTCAAGCCAGAGCCAGTTAAAATTGTAGATCTTCTTCCTTTTCTTCTTTTTTCGACTTTTTTTAATTCTGCTTCAGCTTCCTCATCTCTTTCATCATCTACATATACTGGAGCTTCTTCTGGCTCAGGCATGACAATTTTTGGAGGTGCTGGCATCTTTGGTTTAAAGATTGATCCCATATTAAAGTACCTTGTAATTTGTGTCAGCGATTTGCTGTCGTTTGTTTTGGTTAAATTTATTTTCTTGTATTCCAGTTGCTAGAGTTCTTAACGCATCTGCTGCATGTGAGCTCCAATCATGGACTGGTTTAATTTTGTAAGTTCTTTCTTTGTCAGAAAACTTACGATGGTAATGCCTTAAAGCATTTATTAATTTTGTGCAGTTATCGACATCTATAAGACATCTAGGTAACAACATTTTTACAGCATGGATGCCATCTTCAATTGCCATTCTTGGAGCAACTTTAAAACGCAATCCCATTTGATATGCTACTTCTCTTCTGGTTTTACCAGATCCAAATTCTGTCTGTTCTAAATCATGTGGTCCATAATTTTGACCAATGATATAATCTTTTTCTTTTATAACTTCTGCATAGTGAGGCAGAGGCTCATTGTTGTTTTCGTAAAAATCAACAATATGGATCATGTGTCCAATCTGTTGAAAAAATATTAAGCTTGTTGCATCATTAAAACCTAGATCCCAGGCTACATTTACTGGATAGCTTGGATCTACTGGTACTCTTGTTATCTGCTTTTTGTCCTCCAAAGAGGCAATAATATCTCCATATATAGAGCCTTGAATATTACCAATAAAAGAACATTCAAATTCTTGCTCATACTTTTGAGATCCCATCACAGCCAAAGCTGCTGCTAATTCATCCTGGTCAACTATCTTTGTTTCACTTGCTTTAGCTATATGCAAAAACCAATTCGGATCTCCTTGAGCCTTTTGATAATAATCATAAAAAAGATTTGCCATTCCTTTAGGAGTTCCAACTAAAGTCATAAAACCTTTTCTATCAGAAAGAGCTGGAGTAATTACTTCATTAATAAGCTCTGAATTAATTTGTGCAGTCTCATCAATAATACATCCATCTAAATAAATACCTCTTATGCTATCTGGATTTTCAGATGACAACAGAGTAATCCTAGCACCATTTATAAAATCAGCTCTTAACTCTGTCTGATTATATTTCATACCTGGAATATTTTTTGTAAAATGAACTAGGTAATCGTAAGCTATCTTTTTTGCCTGGCTATAAGTAGGAGCTATATAGGCATATCTTGGTTGATGATTTTTACTTGTCATCGCTGCTTTGATTAAATGATTAATACACAAAACAGTTTTGCCAAACCTCCTATGACAACAGAGTAGGCTATATCTAAACTTATCTAAATTCTCATGTATATAAGCTTGAGCTTTTCTTGGAGTATATGGAATTGTAACTTGCATTAATGAAAAGTTGGAACATTCTCTGAATGCCAATACCTCATCTTAATTTTAGCAAATACAAAATCTGCAAACTCTAAAATATCTTTTTGATCTTCAAATCCATCAAAGCTAACTACTAGCTCGTTGTTATATGTTGTAAAACTATAAGCTGATATATTTTTAAATTTGTTCTTAATCTTTTTGTTCATGTGTTTGTGTCTGTGTTGCACCGATGATTATATGTAATAAATACGCAGTACCATTTTTGTGGTGTGGTCCTCTTTTACGGAAACTAAAAAGCTTTTCCTGGAGAAATCATTACTTAATTGATGGACAGTCAATTACTCTAGCAAGTAATCATTAATTAATTTAAGCAAGGTAGTGATTAATAGTGAATTACTTCTCTATAACCAAACCTCATGACGCAAGACCTAACTTTGTTTGTCCTTTATAATACCGATCTCTTCAACAGTAGGAGTTACATCAACAACATTCTTATCAGTAGGAATAACAGCAGTATTCCATTTAATCTCTATTGTTGTATCAGTCTTAACTTCTTGTCTATCTCCATAAACTGGAATTAGTTTAGATGCCAACCATTTGGCTAATCCTACTTTCTCTCTAACAATCATTATGTTTCTGTTGTCAGCATGTTCCAACTCATCCATTGCATTCTCAATATAAGTTTGAGCACCAATGCGTCTTGCCTCGTTTATTCTTTCAAGGAATGATTTGTTGTTTGTGATCTCTTTGTAAATTCTGGTTAAGCTTGGCATATCCTTTTGTCTTGCAAGTCTAGCAAGTGGAATACCATTCATCAATTCAGTACAAATCTTATTCGTTAATTTGTCGTTTATTACTAGCTCTTTGCTCATTGTATTTAATTATATTATTGGCAGATCTTGCTTTACCTTCTTTAGTTTTAGGACCAGTTGAATAACCACCATGTACTTTGCACCTTATTCGACCATTCTTCATTACTATGCCAGGAGCTCTACAAGGTCTCTTTCCTTGTTTCGTCAATGTTTCACAAGGCAGTTTAAATTTCATTGTTACTAATTATTGATTGAAAAAAAAAAGAAGAAAAAAAAATAGTTTCAACAGTTTGTATTATTCTGTTTGAAAGCAGTTACTATTATTTTATAGCTCCAGGATAACTTATCAATTATTATTTTTTGATTTATTATCCTATGTGATTTATTTTATAAAAATATTTGAGGATAAGTTAATTAACTAAACTTTTTGGATAGTATGTCAACACTTTGAGTAATAATTTTATTTGATAGCTTATCCAATACTCTATCATACATTCTCTTTACACTTGTTCTATTAATACCAAAATACTTTCCAATTACAGTCCATTTATTTCTGTTTGCTCTCATCCATGAAATCTTACGCATCAATACTGGATCTTCTTCTATATCTGTATCAATCATTAATAACAGATCTATTGCTGTATCATAATTTTGCATTTGCTTTGGAGTACCTCTTAACTTTAATTTTGGCTCTGCATGATAACCCCAGTCTTTTTTATCGTAATAAGTTTCTAGCATCTGATACATACTAGGACACCTTTTATTGCTAGGAGCTCTTATAAATCTTTCTGCAACTGCTGCATCCGCAAGAATATTAATTATGTTAGTTCTTACATAAAGATATTGATTTATTTCATGCTCTAGTTTTGACATCTTTCAAAATCCATGGATATTGTAATTGCTCTTTTTTAATCTTTTTGAACTCTTCTGTTGGCAAACTTTCTAGTTTATCCAAGAGATCCCAATAATCTAATCCTGGATATAAATATTTTTTGATAATTTTTTGTTCTTTGTCATGAACTTGTTTTATGTAACCATTTATTGCTTTAAAACCTTTGTAAGAATTATTCTGTTTAAATCCTATAGTTTCTAAAAAATGTTTATGGCTTGGCATAGAATAGATATTGTATTTATCTTTTATGATATTCATTAATGGCAAATCGTTGACTTTAATTTGGCAAAACTTTATTAAAATTTCTTCAACTTCTTTTGTTGTTAATTGGAATAACCCAGCAATATCAACTAGCCGCACATAAGCAGTATGTTTTGTTACATTATAATTTTTACAAAGATAATTATAAATTTTAAACTCTTGCATATTTAATGGTGCAGTTAAGATGTTAGGATCAGACAGATAAAAGTTTGACATAGTTATTTCTCCTGGTGAAGTTTTTGTTGTGTTCGTTATTTTCTGAAACTCTTTTAAGTAAGTAAGATTTAGATTGGCAAACTGGAATATGTTCCTGGACCTTAAATTCTAAATATTGTAACCAACCATCTAAATTAATGTGATGCAGCTCTCCTTTAGTAGGTGCTATTCTTCGAACAGAAAGCCTCTCTAATGGTCCATTATCTGCTTTGCCTTCTGTTGTGTAATAGAGCTCAAAAAAAGGTATTTGAAGAGCTGTTGCAATTTCTAAATAAATTCTCTTTGTATAAAAAGGCTTTGTTTTATATTGCTCATTAGCATTGAATATTAAATCAGCTAAAAACAAGGCTTTTCCGCATGCTGGACATTGAGAAATTTTATCAATATCACTATATGCAATGCCATTATGTTGGTTTCTATGCCAAATTGAGTATGGTGTCTTTAAAACACCTGGATATTGCTCTGTTCTAGCCATTAAACCTCAATAAATTGCTCAGATAGATAGTCAACTAAATTTATGCGATTTGGATAAACTCCTTTACTTTTCCTGGTTGTATTACTATATAAAGGACATGTCAGATATTAAAGAATATCCAATTAAAGAGAGGCAAATAGGCGACTGGTCTAATGTTGCCGAACTAATCGATTTTAAAATTGTAAGAACAATTAAAGGCGGATTGCTTGGAACACAAATGGCTGATGTTTTATTTATTTACAAAAAAAAATTTAATCAATCAGATGTACAGCAAAAAAGACTTCACCTTTATGGACCAGAAGGAGCTATTTTTAAAAGAGCTATTGATGTAATTGCTAGAAAAAAAAATGATCGTCAAAGAGCAGAGATGATTGATAAATTCTCAAAAGCTTTTGAAGAAACAAAATTTTCAACTAATGAAACAACATCACCTGGAACTTTATTAGGAAGAGCCATAGAAAATACTGGTTATACAGCAAGACAGTTTGCAGAAAAAACTGGAATTAAAGCACCATCTTTATATCATCATGTAAGTGGCGGAAGAGAAATCTCAAGAGAGATTGCTATGGAATATGCAAATAAACTTAATTGCGATCCAGTTGATTTAATGTTTGATAAAAAAACTTGTCCAGTCTGGGCTAAAGTTGATTTGCTTAACCATACAGAATTAGAAGATACTTATAACCCAGGTAGATTATTTAGTTATGCAGTAGATGATAAAGATTTTGAAAATGTAATTGTTCCAAGAGATCTTTACAGAGAAGATGTTAAAGCAATCAAAATTTCTGCAAGAGGTTCAATGTACGACAATAAAATTGCTTTTTATTACAGAGCAGAAAATAAAGAAAATAATATTTTAAATCAATTATGTGTAGTTGGTGTTGAAATGCCAGCAAGTCCATTTGGAGATGATGATACAGAAACAAGATATTATTTTGGTTTGTATGAAGAAGTAAGAGGTCAATGTAATTTAATTAATCCAGATCCATATATATCTGCTGAACATAAATTTATTTTAAAAAACTTTACACCAAAATTTATTACACCAGTTGCAGCTCTATTAAATCCAGATGCTGTTAAAGATCAAACTGATTTAAAAAAAACAATTCCACAATCAGCTTTATTTAGAAAAGAAGAAATGCTTGCAGCTGAATTAGAAAAAACAAAAAATTTATTAGCAGCAAAAAATAAATACCAAGAAGATCTTGGAGATGTTGTAAAAGCTACAAAAGCAGAAGCAGCAAAAATAAAAGCGACAGCACAAAAAGCTTATCGATATGCTGAAGAACAAGAAAAAAAATTAAGAGAAGATATGAGAAAAATTTCTATAGCTATTGAACAACAAATGTACGCAGAAAAAGAAAAACAAAAAATTAATTTATTTCAAAAAATTGGAGAAAAAATTAACAGAGATAGTAGAGCAAAATTAAAAATTGTCGGTGGTAAAAAATAATGTTTGAAGATTGGATTAAAGAAAAACAAACTGCAACAGATCATGATATTGAAAAAGATTTCCAAATTAAAAGAGGTACTTTAAAAGAATGGAGATTAAAAAAAGATATGGATAGTCCAATACATTTTAGATTAGGAGATACAATTTTATATCCAAGAGTAGCTTTTGTTGAATGGTTCATGAAACATATTAAGAACAAAAAAGCGACTGTCGTTGAAATCGGAGGTAAGCGTACTAATGCGAAGGTTAGCGAAAATTAAGTTTATCCATATCGCATAAACTCATTTACATATTATATGGAGGTCTTATATGTCCTTTCATATGATAATAAAATCAAATTCACAAACTGAACCAAAAGTTTCAGATCCTTTAGCAGAAGCTTTAGAAAATACTCTTCCTCTCTTTGCTCAAAAATTAAATATAAATCATTTCTCACCAACTCAATTTGTAATTCCAGATGCAGCTTGGTTATTCAAATATGTTTGGATGGACCAAAAGATGCGAAGAGAATTACTTCCATCAAATGCAGCAATGGAAAGTGGAAAAATTGTTGGAGAAGTTTTGCAAAGAATTTATGCAGACACAATTTATAAATTACATCCAGTAAAGAAAAAAGTTGCAGCAACAACAAATGAAAAAATTACAAAAGATGCAGCTCTCCAAGAAGAGATAGAAAAATTAAAAGAATATGTTCCTACCGATGAAAAGGATAGCGACAAAAAACAAAAATATTTAGAAGAAATTCCAGTAGTAATTAATCATGCTCTGGATGGTTTAGCAAAACTAGCGGTGGCAAGTCCTATTACTTGCGAAAGACAAATATCAATACAATCTCCTAGTGGTTTCCTTTCGTCTTTTCTTCCCACAGTAGGTCGTATTGATTTTGATTATGGTAGTATCAATAATCATGTGTTCGGTGATCCTCATCATGAGAGTAGTCCGACATCTCTTCATACAGATGCCTTTCCACATAAGATTATTGAACTAAAAACTAAATGGTCTCGTCTAGGCAAGATCAAAAAGGATGGTAATCGTAGTTTTCTTGTTTCTCCGTTACCAGCTACCGCTAGTTTTAATCATTGTGTTCAAGTAGCAACTTATGCAGCACATTTTGATTTTAAAGTTCCAGCATATTTACTTTATGCAACAAAAGATGGTTACACTATTTTTGATAGCACCAATTGCCATCATCTAACAGTTGAAGGTATGAAAAGAAATTTACAAATAATGTTTAATACTTTTAGAAGAAGAGAAAAAATTTTAGCATTACATGAACATTTAAGCAGAGATGAAATTATTGAAGAAGCTGCTGGAATGATGGATATGAATTTAGATCATCCATTTGCATGGAATGGAATGCCAACAGAATTACTTAAAGAAGCAAAACTTTTATGGAAGTTATCATGAAGTTAGAAGATTTTTACATCCAAAAAAAATTGGACCAACACAAACAACAAATTAAAAGAAGAATTTTATCGGCTCTTTTAATTTTAACTATAGGAGGTTTAACCTTATGGCTGATATAAAAGATAAGCTGGTCCTAGCTGTAAATGAATTTAAAAAATCATTAGATGGACAAACAATTCCAATACATGGAAAATCGTATGCAACAGTTGCATTAAGAGTAGCATTAGCAAGAAGAGCTTTAGGATGCTCTTTAGACATCATTTCTAAGATTCAACATATGGATAAAGAAAGTGTTGTTATGCAAGCTGATATTTTTATCGATGATAAACATGTTTCTACTGGTCATGCGGAAGAGAAACGAAATGCCAGTAAAATTAACCAAACTTCAGCTCTTGAGAATTGCGAAACATCTGCAATTGGTAGAGGTCTAGCATTTCTAGGATTTATATCTGATGGAATTGCATCTGCTGAAGAAGTTTCTACTGCAATCATGCAGCAAGACAAAAAGATCCAACAGGCTTTAAAAGATTTAGAGGCTGTGTCTCACAAAGGTTCTTACCAAGAATGGTTATCTAAAAATAAATCAATGTTAGGTGAATTGAAAATTAAAAATCCAATTGCTTACACAACATTTATGGAAGATTTCCAAGTTCACAAAACTAATCTGCAAACCAAAGGAGTTATATAATGTCAGATTTTGATACACCAAAAAAAGAAAGACCAGACCTAGGAGCTGCTTTCATTGCGACCAATAAAAAATCTCCTCAATCATACGATATGTCAGGAACTATTGTTGTTGATGGAGTTAAACATCGTTTCGGTGCTTATAAACAAAAAGCTAGCGGCAAAGGCAAGATGGCAGAAGGTACTGAGTTTTATACTTTCTACAGAGTTGAACTTGATGAAGATGCTGCTGCTGCAACACCTGGAGATACAAGTTTTAATCCAGCAGAGTTGGAGGCTTAAAAATGGATCCAGATAAATTTAAGAGTGTTGCCATCAATATAAAAACTTATCAGTTACTTGAAGAGCTTTCTCAAAAAAGATTTGAGCTACCGATAAGTATGTCAAAGACTGTTGAGTTTTATGTTCAAAGAGGTCATGAGGATTTTAAAGGTAAGGATGCCAAGAAAAAAACTTCATAACCGCCTGGAGGAACTAGAAAGTTCCAGACAAGATCAATATGGATCTTTCGAAGATAATATGAATAAGATTGCTTCGTCATGGTCCATAATCTTGGACAAACATTTAATCGCACCAATAGAAGGATGGCAAGTTCCATTACTCTATGCTCAAGCAAAATTAATTAGAGCTACACATAAATTTAAAGAAGATAGTTACGATGACGCTTTGGCTTACATCGTTCAAGCACATGACATGCACAAAGAAAAATCAGAAGAGATTGATACCGATGAGTTACTTGGAGTTCAAACTAAACCAAGAGCTAAATGGTAGATCAACTTTTGAAAAAGATGAAAAATTTAGAATTGAATATCAAGAATATATAAAAAATGAGTACAGAAAAAAACCAGAGCCAAGAAGTTAAAGTTGAAACTAATATTTTAAAGTTTCCTAATCAAAAGGAAAACTTGTTGCTGGAAGAGCAGAAACTGCACCATGCTCAATTTATTCAATCAATATGCCAGAAAATGGATCATGAAAAATTCGACCAACTGCCGCTGCTCCAGGAGGAGCTGCTGTTGCTATCAAATCATGGAGAAACAATAGAGTTTCCCAAACACATAGCAGCAAGACTTATTTCTGTTCTTGCTACTCAACTTAACCGCAACTCATTGATGGAGGATTTATTATGAGTAGAAAAAAAAGAGAAAGTTATATCTCTTATGACAAAGAAGCTTTCTTAAATAAAAAAACTGGTCCATACACAAGACTAGATAATACCGCTTGGTATTTAAAAAAGAAAAATACTAATGATGGAGAAATAGGTTATTTCCTAAATCTTCATACAAAGTTTCAGCAAATGCCTAATGCTTGTTTTGCTGCAACAGCTGAAAGAACACCAGAGCTAAATGTTCCAGCCATCCAGGCACAAATTAAAAAATTTATGGAGGTCTATAATGAAAGTAATTAGAGACCAAAAGTTTATAAGTTTTTGTGAAATGCTTGGATCTAATATGAGGTTTTGTAGATTACAAACTGGGATGCCGCAAAAGTCTTTGGCTTATCATTTAGGTGTAAGTCATCAAAATGTTCAAAAGTATGAAGCTGGAGATATTATTCCATCAGCTTATCGATTAAAACACATTGCAGATTTCTATAAAGTTAAAACAGATGATTTGGTAGATCCAACTTTCATTCATAGATCGACAAAATCTAATGAAGTATTAGATGCAGCACCAGCATTTGATGCAAGTAAGTATGAAGATTTTGCAGATGAATATCCAATGCCTTTAACACATCTTGAGCATGATCCTAAAATGAGAGCTACATACGATGCAATATTGGAGGATAAATAATGGCTATATATAGATCTCAATTTTTTCACATTGATATTGAAGAGCAAGATTATCCAGATGCTGATTGTAAATATATGATTAGTTTATGGCATGAACCTAAAACAACTGGAAGCAGAGAGCTTATAGCAGTTGGTTTAAGTAATAATGTTCCATTAGTCCAATCAACTAGAAATAAAGGTAATGTTGTCGAAAGTGTAACTAGACCACATGACCTAGAAATACCAGATGGCAAAAATAATTAAAACAACAACTGGAGAAGCGGCATTTGTTCTTGAGGAAACTTTTGAATCTGAAGAAAAAGGTACTGAAGGAACAGAGCCTCTCTCCCAGGAGGTCAAAGATATGGAAATAAAAATAGATAATACTAGATGGAGAAAATTAAATGAGTAAAGCACCAGTCGATTTAGATTATGATAGTAAAGTTCAAAGATTAAAAAGAAGATACCAAGGATTGAGTAGAGTAGCAGCAGCTGTAAATGATCTCTATATTTATGGAGTATATCCTTCTAATTTTCCTAATTTAACTGTTGTTTTGGAGCAAGCAAAAGACCATTGCAAACAAATTATAAAGGAAACAAAAGCAGAAATAGCATTTATTGAAAATCCTAATGGTATGTATGATTTGGTGATGGATGAAGTGTTGGATGATGCTGATAGACAATCAGCTCATAGAATTAATTATCCAAAGGATGAGCCAGATGAAGAATAAAATTCAAGAAAAAATTATATTAGATAAAGACCATCAGAAGCTGATCGCATCACTTGATAAAGATATTCAATTATACCAAATAGAACTAGAGCAGTTAAAAAAGGCTAATGCTGAAATGGCAAATATTGAAAAGCAGCATAAGTATATGAATGGAGAGCTACACAAAGAAGTAGCAAAATTAAAAAAAGAGAATGAATATCTAAAAAAAGAAAACGATATTATTAGAGAAGGTAACGATTACCTTGGTGTTTATAGTCAAGAATTGATTGATGAAGTAAAAAAACTTAATGATGATATGACTGAAACTATAAAAGTTGCAGAGCCTTTAGTTAAAAAGAATAATAGAAACATAATGTTTATGACATCTATACAAGGCTTAATTAGATACAATACAAGATTGAACGCAATTTTTAATAAATTAAAGAAAAATTAAGCTCCTCACAGCCACAGAGACTGCGATCTTGCAGCCTCCATGACCTTTGATACCTAATTATTTTTCGATTATTTTAGAAAATATATTTGATTTATTAGCAATCGCTTTTACTTTTGCTAAAGCAGCTCTCTCTTTATCAGTACCTCTAATTAATTTATTTCCATAAATATCAGAAGATGTTGAGAACTTGGTATGACCAATTTCGTTTTTAACTCTGTTACGATCTAACAAAGGATTACTATTCATAGCTGTAATCATGTGAGATCCAAATCTATGACGAAATACTTTTGTTGGAAAACCTTTTAATGGAGTTGAGATAACTCTAACATGACCAGCATATTTATATTCTATTTCTGCCAATCCATGTTTTGCATAAGTTTTCCAAATCCGATCTCTTATGTAGGTATAACTTATTGGTCCACCATTTTTTCCAGCAAGTAACCAAACATTATCTGGTTTATGTTCCATACGATAATACAGCCACATATCTAAAAATTTTCTAGCATCAACATCTATTTCAATGTCTCTTTTGCTACCTCTATTTTTAGTTTTGTTTATGTATTTACCTTCTTTGTAAATACCTCTGATCTTTAAAAAATTGTTTTCCATATCAACGCATGAATGTTTTGGATGAAAATCTTTTTTAATACCAGATAATTCAGATGCTCTTAAACCAAAGAAATACAACATACAAAAAATCGCAAATGTATTAGTCTTGTCTAAATCTCCAACTTTCATTCCTTCATATAAATCATTAATTATTGCAGCAACTTTTTCTTCACTTAAAATATTAATGTCTATTTCTCTTGTATAAATAAGATCATCATCTTGAGGAACTACTCCCAAATGATCGTAAATATTATAAGTCAACATAGAAAGATTAGGATCTTGACCAACAGCATTAGCTCTTCTTAAAAAATGCTTAATATCTTTTACAGATTTACGCATCGCTTTAAAACTAACTCCAGCTGCTTTTAGTTTATCCAGGTAGGTTTCCATATGTGTGATACCAAAATCCTTACAAGATACTTGGTCATCCATATATTTAGATATTCTTAATCTATACTCCTGGTCATATCTTTTTAGAGAATGCTCACTAACTCTTCCATCTGGAGAATATAAGCTCATCTTCCAATCAGCAAATTTTTTGAATGCTTGCTTAAATGTAAGAAGAGTAGGTGTTGATGTGATTTGATTTCCTTCAGAAGCTATCATTGCATACATTGCATTTTCAGCATCTGTTTTTTTAATAAATGGCTTATCAGATACTGTAGATCTGTCGTTTATATTTTGAATTATCCACTTATTATTTTTTGGTGTTACTCTATATAGTTTGCTCATATATATTTAATAGCTTCATGAGATAACTTTCCAAGAATAATTTAGCTCTAATATAACTAGCAGTAAGTGTATCACTATTTGGAAATAGTGAATTATAGTGACAGTTTTCTGAGAACAAATTATCTTCCGATATTGTCTTGGAAAATAATAACATTGGCTTAACCTTTCAGTTGTTAGTTGTTTTACAACTGGTCTGTGAGGAATGAGGTCATTTTAACAGTCAACTGCTCTACCAACTGAGCTACCGAGGAATGTTTTAAAAACAATGTGTTTTAATACGATCCTAGATGACTGTCAAAATAAATAGTGAAAAAAAATTCACTAATTCTTAAAACCACAAATCAGTCAACTACTCTAATAACATAAGTTAGGATTTTATTATATAGCAAATTCACTATATTTAGATTCACTTTTGAAGTGATAGGATGTGCCAGGTAGGAGATTTTATCTTTTTTTCTTTTTAAAAGCTGATTTCTTTTTGTGAGAATAAGCTTTTGCTTTTTTCTTTTTTTTGTACATTTTTAGTCCTTGTGTGTTCAGCCTGGCAATCCTTATCTGGTGGATAACCTGGAGTTTGTATTCTACAAAATCTCAAACCTTTTTCGTTACAGATAAAATTTTCAGTTTCAGTTTTGCAGTAGTCGCACTTAACAGCTATTACTAGCTTTCTGCTTTTACGCATATTTAATTGATTTAATTATTTGTAAATTTTTCGAACCAATAAAAGATCCGACCAATAGTCTTGTCTAAATTTACTAGCTCACTTTGAATAAAACTTATTTGTGATTGGAGCTCTATTATGGATATTAAAACCCAGGTTGATAATCCAAGAAGTATAGTTCCTAACAAAGCTATCAATGCTGTATTAGTTTTTTTTGTCATTCTTATATCTACCTCTCATGTAGTGTTTAGAAGGCTCATAGTTCCATCTCTTGCCATGATGACCTCTCATATCTGCATAAGCCATACGCAGCCTTACAATGACCTTTAAGATAGCTCTCATCTGCCACCGCCTTTATATCTAGTGTTCTTTTGTTGTAATTTTTCTGATTTAGATTTTGATTTTTTATGTTGTCCAGGTCCTCTTTTTTTAGGCTTATCTCTAACAAAGAAATCCTTAAACTTTTTAGCCATTACTTCTTCTTCAAAAATTTAGTAATTCCAGACGATCCAAAAGATCCACCAACAATAGTTAAAATGATTATCCAGAAATAGTCTGAAGCTAACTCTAGGATCTCCCAGCCACGCAGCATATATTCTTGAAGTGGTCCTACAAAATGAGCTAAAAAAATTAGACTAAATACAATAACTAACCACTCATCCTTTAAACTGTTATCGCTGCTTTTAAGAGATTGAATATCTACTGAATTAATATGATCCAGTTCTTTCTGTTTTATAATAGCATTCTTTTTTAATTTATGAGTAACAGCTCCAATAGTCTTTTCAGCTATAAGTTTTGTTAGCGGATTTTTAAGTAAAGCAAACCACATTATGAATATAACCAACAGTTAGGTCTGGCATCAAAGCCAAGATCATTATTTAATAAATCGATATGAATAAAAGTTTTAGCAATTCCTAATCCAGAAACTTTGTCTGCAAAGTAAGATATTAATTGTTTTCTATGTTGAGAGTTTGAAACATGTATATCAACTGAATATCCTGTTGTGTGTGGTCCAGAGATACCAGTAGAGGAGACCTTACTATTATGATCTGGACATCTGTAAGCAGAGGTAAGTGTCAATGGCACTCCTAGAGCTTCTCTGGCGGTCTGAAGCATATCTACAAGCTCAGATGCAATCTCTAATCTGTTGCAACAACTACACCTAAATTCATCTGGTTTAAAGTTACACCAATCCTCTTGCCAGTTGCCTGGCTCTCTTATCATTGTCATTTGATTTCCTATTTTATGTTGAAGTAACCTATGCAAGCAGCAACTAAAGATCCTAGGAATACTAAGACAGCTACTATGCCTTTGCCTTTTGAAACACTATCGGAAAGTGTATCTACTTTTTTTTCTAATCGTTCAATTGATTTTAGAAGATGAGCCATCCTCTCACTACATGTCTTTTCATGTGAAGATAATCTTATACCTACACTTTGTTGAGCAAGAGATGTTGAGGATTTCTTCTTAGGCATTAGTCTTTTTTATCTTCTTTAACTTCATCTTTAGGAAGTTCAGCTTTTAGAAGATTAGAATAATGACCTTGCAATATATTTACGTCTGCCATCTCCAAGTTTAACTGTTGTTGTTTAGCTTGAATTTGTTGCAACTTACCTAAATATAATTTGCCATTATCAGATAGCTTATCGCTATCGTAATCTTTATCATCAAACTTAAAGTTCATGTATCACCACTCCTTAGTTTTAGACGTTAAAGTAGGTGCTTTTTGTGATGCGATTTGTGCATCAAGATTAGCTTTCATATCATCTTCAGTAGTATCTGAATGCTCTAATACACAAGCTATAGCATCTTCTTTACTCATTGTGTCAAAGTTTAATTCTGATTGACCATCAGAACCATACATAGTTGCTGAATTATCTCCATCAACTGCTGTATATCTCCAATGGATAACAGAAACTTTGTTATCTGCGTCTGTCTCAAAATTTGGGAAAGACCATTCGTATGTTGTTGCCATATTATTTTCTCCTTATTATGGTTGGTTTTTTAGAGCAGTTACTTCTGCTTCTAAACTTTCAATTTTAGTTTGTTGTTCTTGGCAAACTTTAACAAGTCTAGGTACAATGTGAGAGTAATCTACACCCCAACTTCTAATAGGTTTACCATTGTCATTTAATTCATCTGTTCCTTGAGATACTGCTTCTGGTACTACATTAACTAATTCTTGTGCTACAAAACCAAAATCTCTATGAGTATCAATTCCATCTTTCCAATCGAATTGTCTAACTTTAATATCTTTAATATCTTGAATAGCTGAACCAGAGTTTTGTATATTCTCTTTTAATCTTTCATCTGAAGCATTATTAAAAGCAATCGTAGTTGCAGAGTTTGAAGTTATATAACCTGCTTGTGATTCTCCTCTGTCAAAAGATTGATGATATTGCGTACCACTTGTGCTTGAACTGTTTAATCTAATTCCATAAGTACTACTTCCATCATGGTCTACTATAACTTCTGCATTTGTTAAACTTCCAGGTGATGATTTGTTTATTAAAACTCTAGTTGCTGTAAGACGCATATCTCCACTAGCTTCTAAATTTGTTCTTGTTGATGGAAAACCTATTGTTAAACTTCCATTAGAACCACTATCTCTTTCAAATTTTGTTACTGTAGATGATGTACTGTTTACATGAAGTGTGTTATCAGGTGAACTTTCTCCAATACCTACACGACCTGCATCTGTGATACGCATACGTTCTGTTGCTCCACCTGCACCAAATAAGAAATTACCAGAACTGTCTGCTGTTAATCTTGCTTTATCTGAACCTGCTGTTTGGAAAAATATATGAGAACTTTGACCACTTGCACCATCAGCAATTAAAGCACCATAACCACTTGATGCGTCTGCATGAATTTGAGCATTAGTACCTCTTGATTGCAAACCAGTTCCACTAACAGATGCTAATATTGCTCCAGTTACTTCTAATTTTGATGATGGATTTGTATTTCCAATTCCAATATTTCCTCCTGAAAGAATAGTTAAATCATCAGTTGATGCACCTGCTCTAAATATTAAATTACTAGAAGTATCTGATTTTATTTCTCCTTTTGATGCTGAACCTGCATTATTTTTAAATTGTAAAATTCCAAAATTATCAGATGACCTACCTCTAATAACCATTTGAACAGAATTAGAACTATCAACTACGTCAAGTTTTGCACCTGGATTTGAAGTACCAATACCTAATCCATTAGAGGTTAATCTCATTTTTTCTGCGTTATTTATTTGAAAATGTAAAGGAACATTAGTAATAGTTGATACTCTTACTTCGCTAGATAAAGCTAAAAATGAGCCTGTTCTTGTTCCATTTACATCTAAATCAAATATTCCACCACTTGTTCCACCAAGTGTTAAATTTCCATAACCAGAATAGCTATTTGGACTACCATTAATACCAACATTCTGACCACTATCTATCGTAATAGCAGTAGAAGTAGCATTATCATCTATACCTTTAGATTGAAAATTTAATACTGGTATGTTTGCTTTATCTCTTGCGTTAGTCATTTAATTATAATTCCTCTTGTTCAGCTTTAAAAGTTGCATAAGCATCTTTAACATCTTGTGTCCAGACTGCGTTACATACTGCTTGAACTTCTGTGTGTTCATCTAGATATATCTGCGTCTGGCATCAAAGCATGTCTATGATACTTTCTTGATAATTCTTCGCCATCTTCCATAACTACAGTATCGGTTCTTACTTGAACTGATTTGTATTTTCCGACCACTTCGATTTTACCAATCTGTGTCTCTTTAGTTATTGCCATTGTTGTCTCCTTTGTTGTTGTTAAGCTGTTTGATAATACCCAGCAATTCTAATTTCTTCATTTCCATTTAAAGTGTTTGTATTTACTGATGTATTTAAGTTATCTCTTGCATCGCTACTATCATTAGTCATTAAAATTATTCTAGTTTCGTTTGGTTGAATATATCCACCTTGAGGAGCTACCGAACCAGACCAACTATTACATTGACCAATATAAACTGAAGCATTATTGCCAGTTGTATTTTCATTTGTAAAAGGCAAACCAGTAATAATAGTAGAAGAACCAGATGGTCCAGAAGTCCAAGAAGATAAAGATATATGAACATGAAAAAATACTGCTCTACCAACTTTTGTATAAAAGCCATTTCTAACGCTAAAATTTACACCGCTTGCACCACCTAAGTTTCCACTTATACTAGGTGTAAAAGTTCCTTCTTCGTAATCGTCTAATTTGTTTGCTGTGCCTGTGCCACCAAGAAATACACCTTCAGATAAATATAATCTTCTCCATCTAATAGTTGAATAACCTAAATCTATATCATTATCAGAGTTTGAACCATCTGAATTAGCAGGAGTAAGTGCTGTCTAAATCATCTCTAAATCTAATTTGACAATTTTCAGTACCAAGATTAAGTTTGCCACTAGCAGTACCAATACTACCAACTACTGAATTATCTTTTCTAAAATTAATAAGTTGTCCATCATTACCAGTTCTATTTAAAAATAAATTAGTGTTACTGGCTCTTGTAGAAACTATAGTTCCACTTCCTTCAATTTCTGTACCAGAAACATTTGCAGTTTGGTCTGTTTTTCCTACTAATAAATTTCCATTTGCATCAATCCTAGCTCTCTCTGTTTGATTAGTGTTAAATACTAAAGGATAAGAACCTATTGTTCTTACTAATCCACCTGTACTGTCTGCAATTAAATCTACAATTTTATTATCAGCACCATTCTCTGCTCTAATGGTTGCTGCTCCAGAAGCATCTTTAACAACAAGGTCAAAACCTGGAGAATTTGTTCCAATTCCAACTCTATTATTTGAACTATCTACAAATAAAGTATTTGTATCAACTGTTAAGTCTCCAGACATTGTAAGATTAGTAATGCCTGTATAAGCACCAGTAATTCTAGCATCTGGTACTGTACCACTTGTTAGATTTGATGCGTTCATGTTGGCAACTGAGAAAGTTCCAAAAGCTACAGCTTCAATAATATCGCCATTGGTTACAGCGGATGCAAAGACAATAGAACTACCAGATGTAACTGTAACATCTGTTCCATTAACCATCTTAATACCATTTAAATAAACATCTATAAATCCAGCATCATAAGCAAGTGTATTACCATTAGCATCTGATCCACTAAAAGTAGTTGGAGTTCCAGAAGCTACAAACTTAAATCTGTCTGAAGTACCATTAACTGATGATCCAGCATTTTGCCATCCACTAGAACCATATACATTTAAAATATTTGTTGATGTATCAAAATATAAATCTCCAGCATTTAGTGATGTACTAGGAGCTGAAGAAGCAATACGATAAACTTCGCCAAAATTATTTACTGAAGCTAAATTTGTTGCAACTGTATTTACATTAGCTATTGATCCGCCAACATTATTAACATTAGTTATTGATCCAGCTGTTAAATTTATATTAGCAGAATTTGCATTAACAGAATTTATATTCGATGAATTATTATTAACATTAGTTATTGCAGTAGAAATTCCAGCTACTGAATTAATATTCGATGCGTTAGAAACTGCTGAATTTATATTGGATGCGTTTGAAACAGCTGCATTAATATTACTTGCATTTGCAACAGCTGCATTAATATTGGATGCGTTTGCAACAGCTGAGTTAATATTGTTTTGATTTGAAACTGTTGGAGTTAATTGAAGCCAAGAAGTGTTAGACACATTATAGACTTTCATTACATCATTAGTCGTATCAAAATATAAGGCTCCATCTTGCAATGCGTTTCCATCATTATCTACAGATGGATTAGAAGATTTAGATCCAAGAAAAGCATCATCAAATAAATCAAAAGTAGCAGCGGCAGCACTAGCAGAGTTAGCAGATGCTGTAGCACTATTGGCTGAAGCGGTTGCAGATGAGGCACTAGCTGAGGCAGAATTAGCAGAATTAGTTTCAGATGTTGAACTTGCTGAGGCAGAATTTGCACTTGCTGTAGCTGAATTGGCACTTGCTGTAGCTGAATTAGAAGCAGCGGTAGCAGAATTAGAAGCTGATGTAGAAGATGTGGTAGCTGTTGCAGCGTCAACAATTAAAGACCATTTTGCACTATCGGTGTTAGTAGTTAATGGTTGTGAACCAGATGATGAGTGAGCTGTAATAGCAATAAAAATATTATTAGTAGAGGTATCTTTAACAAGATCTCTAATTTCGTAAGAAGTAGAAGCAGCCCAGTTACCTTTAAAAGTTCCAAGCTCTTGAGTTACAGCAATCTCTCCAGAGCTGTCAAAAGCTAAAATTTTGTTAGCTCTATTAGTTGCATCAACTGTAAATTCAGTTGAAGTCATTGTATTCGTTCTTGATAGTTTTAGAGATCTATCGACTTGTTCTTGTAATTCTTGATTGATAGCTATTGATTTATCATGTGCAGTTTCAATAGTGTTGGCACTCATTGGATCATTATCAATAAGGTCCATTGCTTGTGTTTGAGTAGTAGATCTTCTTAATACGACTGTCTCTCCGTTAGCTGGTATGTTACCAGATGTAAAAGTTATAGTTCCAGAATTGTTTCCAACTCCAGCAACATTATAATGAGTACCTTTACTTTTTACAGTTTCACTTCCAGTTGATGATCTAATAATTACCTGGATGTCATCATCATCAGTAATTTTAAAATTATAAGTAAAGGCTGTTGTAGAGCCATTCCCAGAGTAACTGCTTTTTATTATTGTAGTTGATATAGTCATATTAGTTTACTTTTTTGTCTCCTTGTTTTTTCATCCATTTTTCAGTTGCTAAAATTTCTGCTCTTGCTTCAATAGCTTGATACATTTTTAAATTTTTAAATTCCTCTTTTGCGTCTATTTTTGCGTTTTCAACAGTTGTGTTAAATTCTTCAAATTTTGCAGTTTGATCTT